ACTATATTTGATTTGCGAGGCCTCATTATACCTTTATCGCCTCTAAAAACTATAAAGGTGGGTATTCACTACAGGTTATGCGTCACACCGCTAACGAGCCGTCTTCTCATGACCTGTACTGATCCCTGATCTCTGGTATCTCTCGGAATGCGGGAGTAATTTGCTGTACAGCGTCCAGGGATCTGGGATCAGATTTGGTCGAGACATACAATAGTATTAAATGTCTGGGTATGGTCCAGACATCAACCAAAGCTGATCCCTGGTCCAGTGATGCGTAACTCATTAAGATGTGGCCACTGTCACTGGACCTGGGATCAGGGCACTTTAGAATGATTCTAAAAATCATTCTAAAGTAAAAAAAGTTACAAGCCGCAAGCCTCAAGCCTGCGTCAATATGCTCCTTTAATAACTAGGATTTTCCTATATAAGGATAATAAGACCTGGCGGGTGGCAACTGAAACTAGATGAGGCCCGGAGTTTTGTACATAAGTCGTGATTGACGCGCAGTACAGCACGCCAGGCAAAACAGAAAGGATAACATGAAAAAATATATACACATAAACCAGCACGTGATTCGCAGCAATGCGAAGAGCGGCAAACGTGAACCAGTCATTACAGTGAAGACTTACAAAACAAATGACTACGGCCACGAGACCATAGTTAACGGACCATGCACAATTGTTTACAGCCCTGACAAGCCGCTGAGCTGCGGTGCCAAAGTCTGGATTGAAACAGAGGCTGGCGTGACCGTGGTTGACTCGGTCGCTGTAACAAAAACGGAGGTCGCGTGAGAATTAAACACAACGACCTGACCTGGTATTTTATCAGGCCACATGACCAGCTGCCGGCTTCTTACCTGAAGAGCTGCAGGAAATTTTTCAAAAGCCTCAAGCCGCAAGCTCCAGGCTGCAAGCTTGACAGCTGGCCGGATTCATGTTATAGGAGAATAAAGGATAAATAATTATGAAAGTAAAAGAAGCAATTAAAATTACAGACTCGTTTACAAAAACGTCTAAGATGCCTGGCCTGAGTTACAGCCTGCCAGCGTGGGAGTGTAAGACCGGATCGAAGCTCAGAAAAATTAAAGGCAGCGTCTGCAGCATGTGTTATGCTCTGAAGGGTAACTATACAAGATACAAAGCAATTAAAGACGCTCAATACAGGAGGCTGGAGGCAATGAAGTCACCGCTATGGGTTGATGCAATGATCACAATCATTAAGCGTCAAAAGTGGTTCCGCTGGCACGATGCAGGCGACGTCCAGGATCTAGAACATTTAAATAATATTTATAAAATTTGTGAAGCAACACCGGATACCAATCACTGGCTCCCGACCCGTGAAGCATGGATCAAGAACGAGCTGGACCGAAAGCCGGCTAACCTGGTGATCAGGTTCAGCCCACCAATGATGGGACAACGTGTAGACAGCTGGCCCAACTCTTCAATGGTTGTTGACAAGGATGCAAGCTGCCCGGCACCGAAGCAGGGCGGCAAGTGTAAAGATTGTCGAATGTGCTGGAATCCTAAAATAAAAGTTGTAAGTTACGGTAAACACTAAAATGGAATTTAAACACCCAAAATATTACAAAGAATTACGAGCGCGTAATAAATCGGATCAGGTCATTAGCTCAGAGGCTCACGACGGTGAGCGCGAGCGTGCACCTGGTCCGGGCCACAAGCGTCAAGCTTCAAGCAGCAAGCGTCAAGCGGCAACAGGCCCAGGCGCCAAGCTGCAGGCTTCAAGCCTCAAGCATCAAGCGACAAGCATCAAGTCCTGAAGCGCAAGCTTCAAGCTTCAAGCCACAAGCTGCAAGCTCCATGATTCTTGAACCACGGAAAAGTTTCACGGCACCTGAACCAAGGTGCTGGACCATGATGAACGTGTTCTCAGGATGGCGTGTGTGGAAGCTAATTTGATGGGGTGAGAAGCGTACCTTGTTACTCTTCGTAACTTTCAACTCTACTGTGAAAAAGTGGCCAGAAGTATTATAGGCCAATAGATCAGGAGTGCCAAGTAAGCTATTATTTTCCAGTCTAATCCAGGAAATAGATGTAATATTTTTTTTAATTTTTTCATAAAATTTTCGCTCTGGACCCATGGGTTTTTGAGGTAACTAGTGTATTTATTTAGTAGTCGTTTTGAAGTTTCTCAGGGAGAATTAACGAAGACGGCTTTTCGGTTTTCAATACCAGTCTATGACTGTAATGTCCAGGTAAACCTACAATTGGATGAACATTTTCATGAACTTCCATACGTCTGATTGCATGTAGTTTACCATTCAACTCTACAAATATAACTGCATTCTTAACTGCTTCCGATCCTTCTGTAAACGAACCTAAAAATTCTTGTAAATCTTTGACTCTCATTTTGATGACAAATCCTCTATAATCTTTTTCATTCCTTGTATTAAATTATCTTTCTCAATTATCTTACTCTTTAACTCAGCTATCTCATGCTTAAATTTTTTGATACTAAACAAACCACTCTCATAAACACTAAGTTTAGATTTTAATTCATCTATTTGCCTTGTTAAATCTAGCTCGCCTCTATCGTCTTTCATTGTTGACTTTATAGGATAGTTACCTTAAATTGTCAACCATGGGAGTACCAAAAAGATTAACAGAGATGCAACAAAGGTTTGCTGAGTTCTTAGTATTCGGTGGGCCAGAGGGACCAATGACACAAACAGAGGCAGCTCTCGCTGCTGGGTACAGTCCTAAACGTGCAAGGCAAGAAGGATCAGAGCTTTGCAATCCAAAGCTATCACCGCTTGTTGTTAAATACATAGGTCAACTCAAAGAAGAAAGATTACGTAAACACGAAGTAACTTACGAGGGTCACGTTGCAGAACTTGCTAGACTTAGAGAAGCTGCTTTGAAGAAAGGTTCTTTCTCTTCTGCTGTAAATGCTGAAGCAAATCGAGGAAAGGCAGCAGGACTATACATAGACAGAAAAATAATAAAAACTGGTAAACTAGAAGATATGTCAGAACAAGAACTAGAAGCGAAGATGAAACAAATTTTAGACGACTACTCACAAATAATTGACGTTACCCCAACTTCTGAATCTTCTTTACCCAAGCCCGAGGAATCATCGTCCGATCCCCAAAAGTAATACCATCTTCATCTTTATCGTAAGAAGCAAACATCTTAATATGGTTTTTTGTTTTCTCATACAACCAACCTTCATTGACTGGTGTTGCTAACTTCATCTTGTTAAACTCTTTCTCACTAGCCCAGCCAGAGTCACTTACACAGTCAACCCACTCCACTCTGACTTTCTGAAAAGGTATATCAGGAGTTGTTTCAGTGTTGATAGCTTTACGTCTTTTTCTAGGCATAAGGACTTTTACAATATATAGGTTTTAAAATAAATAATATAATATATCTACTGCAAAGAAAAAGTAAAAGAACGTGGAACTTTTTCCTTTTTTGAACTATTATCTATATATAGTGCGAATAATATTCGTTCCAAGTGAGTTCCATGAGAGTAACATCCGTGGAACTTATAGTATCTCTCTTGCCTTAGTTTTGTCATAATGTAGCTCTATTACTGCCAACTTTTCCTCTGCATTAGACAACGCCTCCAACAACTTATCTACTTCACCTGTGATATCTGGATGTTCTGGTATAATCAGCTCCTGCTCGCTGTAACAATGTATTTTATACTTTGCGTCCTCAATCTCAGCTTTGTATCTTTTTGTTAGCACGTTCTTTAACTTCTCGTTCATACTCTTCCTCCTTATCCTTTAATATTTTATCTAGTCTATGCATCAAGTGCACCAAGTTTAGCCGTGTAAGGGCCTCTGCGGCCTTCAAAGCGGCATTAAAATTGTCATCCTGGTGTTTCTTAATTTTATTTTTACTTTGTACTTGTGGTATTCCCCAACGTGTTTGATCTGTCATAGTTTCTTTTTTAACTCCTCAAGGTATTCTTCATTCTCTTTTTCAGTGTTGTATTGTTCTTTCTCACTAAATTTTAGGTCATGATACATGTCTAATCTTTTCAAAAACTTATGTTTATATTGACGTAGTTCATGGTCCGTGATCCGAAATTCTTGGTAATATAGGTCAGGAGTACACATCATTATCACTCCTTGACGTATCTGTGACCCGTGCACATAATCATGTGCCATGGCGTATGCAGCAATTTGAAGATAATAATCTTCAATCCATTCCTTCTTCTTAGGTCTATTAGATTGTTTAAAGTCTACAATGCTCTCCAGGCCATTATGATTACAAACCAAGTCAGTAGACCCAGCGTATAGCCCAGGATAATACAATGTGACTTCAGAACCGTAATACTCTTCAACCGGCGCAAGACCAATCTCAATAACTTTTTCGGCCATGGGCTTCGCCTCCTGTCCGAGTTCCGTAAGATCATCGTATCCAGTGCCTGTAATATGGGCTTCCAAGAACTTGTGCATACTAGTCCCTCTCCGTGATGATAGATTCTTAATTCGTTCAGCTTCTTGTGTCCCAACTTTAGCCTTCCAATCTTTTATAAATTGTTGATCTTTGGTGGCGCCTAATATCGTAGTTACAGACGGAAGTCTAGCACCAAGTACATCATAGAGCCGTGTTCCGTGTTCCTCGACGCGTGTAGCATCAACATAATTATATTTATTATTAAACTTTATTTCTTTACCAATGTTATGGTATTCTTGTATGTCTTTATCTTCCATCATCTTCACCATCCTTCATGACTTCATTAATTATAAAATAAGCAACAATCGCACCAACGATCAATGCACTCATACCAAATATAAACATACCTAGTCCATGAAACATTGTCATTCAGCACTCATCCATAATTTATAAGCTTGTAAGTCTACGACGTTACCATTCATAATTTTACTATCACCGTAGTGATCTATAATCTTTTGAACGCCTTCCATCTTTACATGTACGTATGGCCAGATCAAACGTGCAACTTGGTATGCGTCTCTAAATTGACAACGCCATCGCCATTGTTTTTTCCAACCAACGGTGTAAGCAGTTCTATATCTCTTCTCGCCAACAGTTCCTACACCCAATACTTCATGCACCCAACGCAATACAGACTCATCAGTCATAGCCATCTCCATGCGTATAGACCATGTCGGATATGCTTTCTTGTTGTGCTTTCTCTTTCTCATGTATTGTTTGTAAGTAATACACCCTTCACCATCAAAGAGTCCAGCTATGTATGCGATGTCAGTTTCCGATATCATTAATTAATAGTATAATCATCGTCAGGGACATCAACAATATTATCTTCCGATACATATTCATAAAATTCTCCTTGGCTATCACACTCCCAACACTGGTGAACTTGACTATTATCTCTAAAGTCTATTGATGTATCACCAGTTGCAACTCTAATATATCCATTACCATGACATATATTACAAATCATTTTAACTTTTTTTAAGTTTGCCATTTAACTTCTTCGCTTTCTCATTTGCTATTGCTTCTATTGTTTTGGCTACAGATAACTTTGCATCGGGCAATATAACCTTCGACAACGTCTCCAAAACCTTATATGTTTCTTTTGATAGAGAAACATTTTTGTATTTACTCATGTCTGTCATTTGTGTTTCCTTTCATATTAATAGACCTTATATAGGTGATAATATAGGATTGTCAATGAAAATATTTTTAACTTTAATTATGTGTTCCAGCGTAGAAAGTGTTTGTTTACCACCCCATCCGTGGCCACAATTATTTGATGATAAATACGATTGTTTGCAATTTGGATACCAGGAATCGTACAAAAAATTAGAGGCTATTGGCAGAAAAGATGTCAACGAACACGGCATATATATTAAATTTGACTGTAGACCATCAGATAGTATTTGACATTTTTAGCTGTAAATGATAATGCGTGAAGAATCTTCTCACCATTACCTACCCTTATTTTTCCCTCTCTCAAGGGTAGGTGTTTATAATTTTGTCTGGATCTTGAAAGCATTGGTAGCCGAAGAACGTACGACCTGAACCATCATTCAATACCCATCTGTTTATCTCTTCAAAGTATGTAGATATTGCTTCTCTGTGTTGATCG